CATCGCCAGTCGCCTCTAGCATCCGTCACGCCCGCTAGTGATCTCCAGTCCTTCGGGCATGAGGCGGCGAGCGCTCGTTGCATCCCGAGCGCTCGCCGTTCCCTTCACAAAATACCGCGCACTCGCTCTGAACAGCGCTCGCGCCGTTTCATCATCACCCGCGAGAAGCCCCGCTACCAGGCATCGGCTTCCCGCAATCCGTCCGTCGTGATCCTCCATGATTCAGCCTCCCGTCGAGCGCAACCATGACGGGGACGTACGTGGAAATCCGACACAACAAACGGGCTTTACAGCGCAGCTTAAAGCTTGACAGCACGACACAGGCGGCGGTTGCCGAGTTCCTGCGGGAGATATTCCCCTCTAACACAGCCAAGCTGGCGGCCAGGCAGTTCAACCTCAGCGTTGACCAGGGGCGCTCCGCGGCTGCGGGCCGGGCATCTCAATCCACCATCGACCAAATCATAAAAGCTGGCGGCTGGCCGGTCCTCTTCGCGGTTGGGGCGAAGGTTCTGAGCCAGGGGGCCGACCAGTTCCTCATCGAGCTAGGGCGTCAACATGACGAAAATTCTGGGCGCGTCACTGCGCTACTCAGGAGCTGGTCTCCTATGGGTCTTGATCGCCCTTCTGGTGATCCCCTCGCTGATTTGCCACTGGGTGAGCGGCGCGGGGCTGTACCTGATCGCCGAGCTGAAGGCCGCCGCTGATCGCCTGATCGACGGGGCGCGGTCATGACCCGCTGGCCGCAACTCTGGGCGCTGCTCACCGGCAAGCCCGCTCTCACCGACGCCCAACGCCGGGCCCAGGAAGCCAAGGACCGTGCAGAGGCCGCCTATCAGCGCGGAGACACCCGCGGCTATGGCCGAGCCCTCATGGACCTGCAGCAAGCGCAGATCGAACGACTGGAGCTTGGGCAATGAACCTTCGACCGCTTCACCGACAGCACCAGGCGCAAGCCATGATCAGCAGCGTGGCCGCCGCGGCCCGGATTCAGGACGGGCCATCTGATCCCCAAGGGGGGGTGACCGCCTATCCCGAGGATCTGGACCACCACACCGTGACGGCGATGAACCGCTTCGGCATCGAGTACCACGAGCTTGAGGACTGGATGCGCCTTAAGCGCAGCAAGCAGTTCACGGCCGGCGAGGCTGCGAAGGTCATCCACAACTCCCGGCGCGGGAGGCCCTGATGGGCGCCCAAGCCTGGCCTGACGAGAAGTCCGCGCAATGCTTCGCGCTGCTGCTGGACGGCCTCTCGTTCGCCGAGATCGCAAAGCGCATGGGCATCACCCGATCCGCGGTGAGCGGCTACGTGGACCGTCACGGCGGCGCCATGCTCGCGAGGACGGAGAGAGACGCGCCCCTGCGTCCGGCCCGGCCGATATCCCCCAACGATCCCAAGCTTGGCGGGCATCCGTTCGAGATCCCCAAGCGCCGGGAGAACGACGACCATCTGCACCTTACCCTGCTCTTGGCGGCTTTGCGGGAGCAGCGCGCGGCGTGACCCTGCCTCTCACGGAAGCCCTGGAGGAGCTGATTGCGCTCGGCGTTGAGGGCCCGGCCCTGATCGCTGCAATACGCCGCCTTGAAGCGGTCACCTACGAAACACGGATCGCAACCCTGGAGGAAGCGGTTGCCGTCGCGAGCGCGCGCGAGGATGAGGCGCTTCGTAACCGCCGGGAGCGGCAGGAAAAGGACGCCCAGCGCAAGCGTGTCCGCAGGACGTCCGCGGACATCCGCGGAAATCCAGGGACGTCCGCGGACAACCCGCCCCCTCCCTCCTTTCCCCCCGAACCCCCCAAACCACCCACCCCCACCCGTGAGTGTGTAACTACACGGGCGTCACGCGAGCGCGAGGAGGCGGCTTTCGGTCGGTTTTGGTCGGCCTACCCCCGCAAGGTCGGGAAGGCTGACGCCCGGAAGGCTTTCACCAGGGCTTGGCGGAAGCTCCCGCCGATGGAGGAGGAGCTGATCCTTTCCGGGGGTCTGGAGCGGGCCCAAGCGGCGTGGACGGACGCCCAATTCATCCCGCACGCCGCCACCTGGCTCAACGGCGAGCGATGGCAGGACGAGCCCGGCGAAGTGATCCAACTCCAGCCCCGAAAAGCCAATGACCGACCTCACCACGACAGAAGCCCGACCCCTCGCGAAGACCGCCTCGGCCGAATGCTCCGCGGCGCTATGGCGGCGGTTGACGAACGCAAATCTGAGCTGGGCTGACGCGGTGGCGGACCTGGCGAGCGACCCGGTGCTGAGGGGGGAACTCAGCCTCGCCAGCCTGCGCCTCGCCCGTCATGTCGAGCCCTGCGGCGCCCACCAGGTTGTCCAGATCCTCGGCCCGCTGCTGACCCTCTACGGAGTGGCTGACAAGTCGGAGAACGAGGCCAAGGCGTTCTGGGGGTTCTACATCGACGCTCTGGGCGACTTGCCGGCGGAAGCGCTGAGGGCAGGGGTCGCTGAGTACGTGGCGGACGCCAAGTCGGAGTTCTTCCCCAAGCCGGGCCCGCTCAAGTCCATCTGCGATCGTCACGCTGTCCCGCTTCGGATGGCGGCCAACCGGGCTGCAAAGGCGCTGGAGCGGCTGCCTTGAGCGCGATCCAACTCCACGCCCCCGACAAGCCCGGCTCCATCGCCCACAAGGCCAGCCAGTTCGGCAACGTGCTGCAGTTCAACCTGCTGGCCGCGAGTTCGCCGACGCTGGACCTCGCAAAGCGCATGGAGGCCTTGGAGCGAATCTTCACCGTCTGGCCCTCGCTATGCCGGGCGATGACGGAGCTTGAAAGGGTCGCCCCCAACTGCGCCCAGGCAGGCCAAGTCAACGCTGAGGTTCTGAAGGACATTCGAGAGCGAGCGGAAGGAGCGGCGTCATGAGCTGCAAGCCCGGAACCACGGAAGAGCTTCTTGAGGCAATGCGCGCCGAGGCGCAGGCCGAAGAGAGCGAGCCGCTGATAACTGTGTGCCAAGGACCGCCCCGCTGCGCGCTTCATGGGAGCGAGGCAGAAGCGGCAATGATGGCCGGTTGCCCGTTCTGCATTCAGATCACCGTCCACGCGGACGGAACGGAAACGCGCAGTGAGCCGGGGGAAGCATGACCCCCACCTTCGAACAATGCCGAGGCTGTGCGTCTCCTGCCTGCATAGTCCGTAGTGAGTGTCTGTTTCGAGATGGACAGGAGAGGCCTGGTTCATCCCGGGAGAAGCCCACGACCAGAGGTGTCCGCTGATGGCTAAGCCGAGGAAACCCCGCAAGTCCTCCGAACAGATCGCCGCCGAAGCGATCCTCAAGCGCGCCCACGACATGGAAGCGGTGAACCTTCCGCCGGAAGCTGCTAGCCTGTCCAGGCAACGGGACATCGAGATCACCCGCGCCGGCGAACAGCGCGCCAAGGCCACAGACGACAAGAAGGTCCAGCATGACACGGCCAGACGGCTCGACGCCTTCGAAGCGCTCAAGGGTGGATTCGACGCGGGATGCTACGACGCCGCCCGCAGGCTTGAGCGAGACCTGCTGGCCCGACTCTCAAGAGGAGATCGCGCGGTTCTGGGTGAGCGCGTGGACGGCGAGCGTGGCGCAGCGGATCGAGCTATATTCGCGGGAGAGCGCGTCGATGAAATCAGGGACCGCATCCCCCAGCGAGACTTCTGGCTCCTGACAGAGCTGATCGACCCGCCCTTCGAACGCGACGGTATCCAGCCTGCCAAGAAGAACCCGGACGGCTCCCTCGAATATGGCCCAGCCTTGTTCGGCTGGAGGGCGCACGTCTACTACATCACCGGCGAGCGACACACCGAGGCCCAGGCCGCTGCGGTGAGGGCCGCCTGCGTCAACCTCAGGGATGCCTATACGGCGATTGAGCGGAAGGCAGCGGCATGAACTATGCGGCGATGATGTGGATGGAGCTTGGCGCCTTCATCGGACTTGCCATCGTTGGGGCGGCTATTTGGTGGTTTGAGCACAACCGATAGACTTGGAACAAATGTCGCACCCCATTAGTTGGGGCAATCCGCTTGCGCTCGGTCGCAACCGTTGCTATGGAAAACGGTAACGGGCGCTTTGCGCCTGACGCTTCGGCTTTGAGCCTCGCTCAGCCAACCCAACAGCCCCGCCGAACAACACCCTGTCAGCGCATAGCGCATTAGACCCAAGAGCGGCGCGGGCTACCCCTTCCACAAACCCCAAGGATCAAAGCCATGGCGACTGTCGCCCAGAAGCTCGCCACTCGCCCGGGTGGTTACATTGCTTGCCGCGAGACGCTCACGCTTCCGGTGACGGCCACGGCCAACACCGATTTTACCTACACCTTCCCGGCTCGTGCTGTGGACGCCAACATGACGGTGTTCACCACCACGGCCTACACCGCCGGCACTGACGCTCAGCTCAGCGTGGGCTCGACGGCTGGTGGCGTGGATTACGTGGCCGCGTTCAGCATCAAGGCGCTGGCCGTCGCCGCGGTGACCCGTGTTGCGGCTGCGGCTGCGACCTGGCTGAACCCCGGCGGCCTGACTTTCAACCTGCGTGTGGTGCAGTCCGGCACCGCGACTGCGGTCGGCAACGCCACCGTTGTGATCACCTACGCGCTGCCGGTGCTCTGATCCAAAGTAGACGGAAATAGATATGGCTGCAGGCCGCAAGACTGGAGGCCGCGTCGCCGGCACTCCGAACAAGGCTACAGCCGATGTGAAGGCCGCCGCCCAGCAATATACCTCGGAGGCGGTTCAGGCGCTGGCGGCCATCATGAGGGCCAGTGATAGCGATGCTGCCAAGGTCGCAGCCATCAAGGAGCTGCTGGACCGGGGGCACGGCAAGGCCAAGCAAAGCCTCGATGTCGACGCGGACATTAGGGCCCAGGTCAGCCGCATCGAATTGATAGGCGTGAGGCCGGGTGGCGACGGCAAGGCTTGAGATCCCCGATAAGCTAGTCCCCGTCTTTCAGGGCCAAGCCGATATCCGGGGATCGTACGGCGGCCGAGGTTCAGCGAAGACCCGAACCTTCGCCAAGATGACCGCGGTGAAGGCCCATATGTGGGCCCAAGCCGGCGAGGAGGGCATCGTCCTCTGCGGACGCCAGTTCATGAACTCCCTCGCCGATTCCTCGCTGGAGGAGATCAAGGCGGCGATCCGCGAGACAGACTGGCTGAAGCCGCACTTCGACATCGGCGAGAAGTACATCACCACGGCGTGCGGCCGGATCAGCTACGCCTTCAGCGGCCTGGACCGCAACATCGACAGCATCAAGTCGAAGTCCCGCATCCGCCTGGCTTGGGTGGACGAAGCCGAGCCCGTGACGGAGGAGGCCTGGGTCAAACTGATCCCGACCTTGCGCGAGGAGGACAGCGAGCTCTGGGTCACCTGGAATCCCGAGAGCAAGCGCAGCCCGACACACAAGCGCTTCCGCGAAGCGCACGACCCGCTGATGCGGATTGTGGAGATGAACTGGCGCGACAACCCGTGGTTTCCCGCGATCCTGGAGCGCAAGCGGCTGAAGGACCAGCGCGAGCGCCCGGAGCAGTACGACCACATCTGGGAAGGCGACTTCAAAGCCGTGCATGAGGGCGCCTACTACGCATCGAGCCTGAGCGACGCCAAGCGCGATGGGCGCATCGGCTTTGTTCCGCGCGATCCCAACATGGCGGTGCGGACCTTCTGGGACCTGGGGCGCAGGGACGCCACTGCGATCTGGGTGGCGCAGTTCATCGGCCAGAAGATCTGCGTGCTGGACTACATCGAGGGCACGAACCAACCGCCGGCGTACTACTTCGCCCTCCTGCGGGAGCGGGGCTATCGGGGTTGCACGGTCTACCTGCCGCACGATGGCTCTCGCGTGGGGCCAGAAAGCAGCACGGGCCTCAGCTACGAGGACCAGGCGCGTGACGCCGGCTTCGACGTTGAGGTGATCCGCAACCAAGGCCCCGGCGCGGCGATGCTGCGTGTGGACGCGGGCCGCAGGCTCTTTCCGCGCATGTGGTTTGACGAGGTGAAGACAGAGCCCGGGCGCGACGCGCTGGCCGCCTATCACGAGAAGCGAGACGACGAACGCGAAGTCGGTCTCGGCCCAGAACACGACTGGTCAAGCCATGGAGCCGATGCGTTCGGCATCATGGCTGTGGCCTACGAAGAGCCCCGCAAGAAGACGGCCAGGCTCGAAATCCCCGCCTTTGGAGCTGTCTAGATGAGCTATCGCAACGATATGATCCCGGCGCAGTGGGAGGCAAACACCCCCTCCGACACTGCGTTCGTCAACTACATCGGCTTCTACGTGGGCGTGACGGGCGACGTGACCGTCCAGTCCGTTGCGGGGACTTCGGTGCTGTTCAAGGCGGTGCCGGCCGGCGTGATCGTGCCTGGTGTGTTCGTGCGGATCATGAGCACGGGCACTACGGCGACCAACATCTGCGGCGCCAAGCCCCTCTAGATGGCCTACAGCGACGAAGATCTCCTCCGCATCGTTGGCGAGGAGCGCAAGCGCTCCATCGGCTTCGGCGAGGGCGATTCCGGCGAGCTGACGGCTGAGCGCGAGACCGCGCTGGCCTACGCCAAGGGGGACATGATCAATGTCTCCGCCGAGCATCGGGTGCCGTCGCTGCCCAACCGCTCCAGCGCCGTGGATACCGCGGTCGCCGACGCCATCGAGACCGTGCTGCCGGACGTAATCGAGATCTTCACCGGCGGGGATGACGTGGCCACCTTCGTCCCGCAGGGCGAGGAAGACGAGGACCCAGCCCGCGACGAGAGCGACTTCATCGTTGACGTGGTGATGGTTCAGAACCCCGGGTTCCTGAACCTCTACACGGCCATGAAGGACGCGCTCCTGGTCCGCACGGGCATCCTGCATTGGTGGTGGGAGGAGAAGTCCAAGGACGAGGTTCAGGCCTCGCTCAGCGCCGAACAGGCCGAGATGGCGCCGATGCTCCAGGCCATGGGGCAGATGGGCGGTCACGACCTCGACGCCGACCAGCAGGACGACGGCTCGGTCAACCTCACCGAGGCCAAACTTTACGGCAAGGTGTGCATCAAGGCGTTCCCGCCGGAGGACTTCACGGTCGCCCGCGACACGGTGAACCTGCGCGAGGCCACCTATTGCGCCGTGCGCTCTCGGCCTCGGGTGCAACAACTGATCGCCGATGGGGCCGATGCGGAGAAGGTCCGCGCGCTGCCGAGCTACTACCACAAGAACGACACCATCGAGAAAGCCCGCGACGAGGCCGGCGAGAACAACCTGCACCTGGGCGACGAGAGTGGTGACCTGCGGGTTGTCGAGGTGCGCGACCACTACATCCGCCTGCCGGGCAACGGGACCGAGCTCACCGTCTGGCGGATCATGACCGACTCCGAGGAGCGCGTGCTTCTCGACAAGGAGGAAATCGGCCAGATCCCGTTTGCGGCGCTGACGCCCTACATCATCCCGCACCGCTTCTATGGCCAGAGCGTCGCGGACAAGTTGATCGAGATTCAGAAGATCAAGACCGTGCTGCTTCGCGCCGGGCTGGACAACATCTACTTCAGCCTCAATCAGCGCATGGAGGTGAGCGAGGCGGCGGCCAGCGAGCACACCCTGGCGGACCTTCTGCGGAACGAGCCTGGCGTCCCGGTCCGCTCCAAGACCGGCGACGCCGTGCGCCCCATCTCCGCGGGCCCTCTCAACGTCGATACGTGGCAGGCCCTGGAGTTCGCCTCGGTGATGGCGGAGAGCCGCTCGGGCATCGTCCGCAACGCCCAGGGCCTGAACCCCGACACGCTGCACGACACGGCCAAGGGCGCCATGGCGCTGATGACCATGGCCCAGCGCCGCACGCGCATGATCGCCCGCATCTTCGCCGAGACGGGCCTGAAGGATCTGTTCCTCGGCGTCCACGCCATGTACCGGGCGCAATCGACCGCCGAGCATGTTCCGCCAACCGCGAAGATCCGCAAGAAGTGGCAGACCGTCCAGCCCAACCAGTGGCCCGAGCGCGACGCCATGAACGTCCATGTCGGCGTGGGCTCCGCCGGCCGCGAGCACGAGCTGATGATCGGCACGCAGCGGCTGGAGATGATGCAGGCCCTGGTCGGCCTGCAAGGTGGGCTGCAAGGCCCGCTGGTGGACGCCGGCAACGCCCATGCGGCCCTGGAGGATTGGGAGCGCGCTGCAGGATCGAAGAAGGCCGATGCGTTCTGGTCTGATCCGTCCGACCCGACGAAGCCGCCGCCGCCGCCCAAGCCCGACCCGATGATGGCCAAGGTGCAGGGTCAACTGCAGATCGAGCAGGCCAAGGTGCAGGCCAAGACCCAAGGCGACGCCCAGGCCGCGCAATCGCAGATGCAGCTCGACCAGGCCAAGCACGCCGCCCAGCTTCAGCAGGATGCGGTGCAGGCTCAGGCGCAACTGCAGCTCCAGCGCGAGAAGAACGCCATGGAGGCGCAGCAGAAGGCCGAGCAGGCCGCCGCCGAGCTTCAGATGCGCCGTGAGATCGCCGCCCAGGAGCTCGCCCTTCAGCGGGAGGTAGCGCTTCTCCAGGCCCACCAAACGCACGAGATGAACATGGCGAAGGTGAAGGCCAGCGTTCAGCAGCCGCAAGTCGGCGGTGAGCCCGGATGACCAACGAAGAGCGCATCGCCCGCGGTCGCCGCGCCACCCAAGAGCTTCGGGTGACCGAACAGGCGTTCATGGCCGTGAAGCAGCGCTACACCGAAGAGATGCTGGCCGCGACTGACCCGGCTGAGATCATGCGACTGCACCAATGCGTCGGGACCGTGGAAATGGTCCGCAAGGCGCTCTTCCTGGCGGTAGGCGACGGCCAGATGGCCGAAGCGATCGCCGAGGCGAACTAACCCCCGAAACCACCAAAACGGTGTCTGAATGACCGAATCCGCCTCGCCGGAGAGCGGCGCCCTGTCCGTTGACCAGGCTATCGAGTCCCTGGTCGCGCCGGCGCCTGAGCCTGAGGAAAACGACGCCCCGGAAGCGCCCGTAGAGGCCGCTGAGGAGCAAGACGAGATCGAAGGGGCCGACCAGCCCGCCGAAGAGCCCGAGGACGACGCCGAAACCGTCGCCGAGGGGGATGATGACACGGAAGCCGAGGCCGTCGAGCCTGTCGAGCCGCCTGTCTACTGGTCAAAGGAAGCCAAGGCCGATTTCGCCAAGCTGCCCGCCGAATTGCAAGCCGTCGTGCTTGCCCAGGAAGGGCCGCGTGAGGAAGCCGCCGCCAAGGCCAAGGCCGAAGCTGCCAAGGCGGTGGAAGCTGCCCAGAAGGAAGTCGCGGGCGTCCAGGCCCTCGCCACGCAACTGGCGGATTTCCTGCCCCAAGCCGTCAAGACGTTCCAGCAGCGCTGGGGCGAACCGGATTGGGCGCAGGTCGCACAGGAGCACGGCGCGGAACAGGCGTTCGTCCTGAAGGCGCAGTACGAAACCGAGCAGAAGCAGCTCGCCCAACTCGCCCAAGCTGAACAGACGGCCCAGCAGGAAGCCCACAAGGCCTTCGTGCAGACCGAATGGAAGGCGCTCTCCACCCTCGACCCGGTTCTGGCCCCTGATCCCGCCGACCCCACGAAAGGGGCCGACGTTCGACAGAAGGTCGTTAAGCACCTGATCGAGGTGAGGGGCATCCCGCAGGAAGCAGTTGCACGCATCTCCGCCGCTGAGATGAGCATTGCCCACGACGCGATGCAATGGCGCGAGCTCAAGGCGCTCGAAAAGGCCCCGAAAACCCCCAAACCCGCACCTGTCGCCCAGCAGCGCGCCGCCGCAAGGCCCGCCGCCGCCCAAGCGCAGGCTTCCCCCCAACGCACGGCCACCCAGGTCGCCAACCGCTTCGCACAAACCCGCAGCGTAGACGACGCCGTGGCCCTGCTTCTGGCCCGAAAGGCTTGAATACATGACTGCGCCTACCAACACCGTCACCTCCGCCACGCCCAACGTCGGCGTCCGCGAGGATCTGGAAGACACCATCTATCGTGTAGCCCCGGAGGAGACCCCGTTCACCTCCAACATCGGCACCACCAAGGCCTCCAACATCTTCCACGAATGGCAGACAGAAACCCTGGCTGCGGCCTCGGCGACCAACGCCCAACTGGAAGGCGACGACTACACGCTGGGTTCGCCCAACCTGACCACGCGCCTGGGCAACTATGTCCAGATCGTGGCCAAGGCGGGCGGCGTCTCCCGCACCCAGGAGATCGTGGACAAGGCCGGCCGCGCCTCGGAACTCGCTCGTCAGAAGGTCCTCAAGACCATCGAGATGAAGCGCGACTTCGAAATCCGCGTCGTGGGCAACTTCGCCTCCGTCGCTGAATCGGGCGCCACCACCCGCAAGACCGCCGGCATCCTCGCCTTCCTGACCTCCAACACCTCCAAGGGTGCGGGCGGTTCGGACGGCGGCTTCTCCGCCGGCATCGTGGCTGCGGCGACCAACGGCACGCAGCGCACCTTCACCGAGGCCATCCTGAAGTCGGTCCTCTCGACCACCTTCACCAACGCCGGCGCAGGCAACCTGCCGACCCAGCTCTACATGGGTCCGTCCACCAAGCAGACCTTCTCTACCTTCACCGGCATTGCCGACATCCGGGCCGACGTGTCCGGCGGTTCGCAGGCCACCATCTACGGCGCCGCGGAAGTCTACGTCTCCGACTTCGGCAAGCTGACCGCGATCCCGCACGCCTACGGGCTGACGCGCGACGTGGTGGGCGTGAACCCGAAGATGGCCAAGGTGGCGACCCTCGACGGCCTGAAGTCGAAGGATCTGGCCTCCAGCGGCGACAACATGAAGTTCCTCCTCACCATGGAGAAGGGCCTCGTGGTCGCCAACGAGAAGGCCCACTTCGCCATCCGCGACCTCTCCTAAGTCTCCCCCTGAACTAGGGGCCGCTCCGTCTTGGGCGGCCCCGCCTTTCTGAGGATTTCATGCCGTCACTGTCGAAGACCGCCACCCAGGCGGAAAGCCGAGTCATGCTCGCCGAGATGGAGGCGCTGCGTAAGCGCGCTGCCCGCCAGGCCAAGCGCGAAAAGGGCGAGGCCCAGGAGATTCCCACCGTGCAATGCACCGTGCTTCCCCAAGGCGACGGCAAGGTCAGCATGGGCGAGCACTTCGGCGGTATCGGTGACGCCTACTACGAAGAGGGCGAGACGCCTTCCCTGCAGCTTCCCGTGGCCATCAATCTCTACGAACGCGGCTACGTCAATTTCGACGGCGCCAAGCAAGCGGCCGAGGAGTACCGGCGCGTTCGCATGGACGCCGCCCGCTCGCGTCTGGAGGCCGAGCGCCGCGCCCGCGAGGAGGCTGAGGCCTCCGAAGCCGAAGCCTATATGCAATGAAGACACACCTGTTCCGGTCCTCGGCCGGCATCGACCATTCGATGGTCGAGGACGAGACCGGAACGCGCTTCGCCGCCACCGCGCCCACGGACCCCGTGATCGAGCGCAACAAGGCGATGCGGAGCCACAACGACGGCTATTCCGCCACCCGCGAGCTGCGCCGGGTCGCCTCCATCCCCTACATCATCGGCCTCAAGTGGCTGAACGAGGAGGGGTGGTGGTTCCTCGATCCCGACTGCTCCGACAAGCTCGCCCAGAAGCTCAACGACCCCGATTGGGCGCACCTCAGGACCGCTGACGGGCGTGTCGGCGTATCGAACGGGGTCCTTCGATGAGCCTGAGCACCTACGGCGGCCTGAAGGCCTCTCTGGCCTCCTGGGCCACGCGGTCGGACCTGACCGACAGCCTCGATGACTTCGCCTTCTGGGCTCATCAGGAGATCTGCCGCCGCCTGCGCTCCAACGTCCTGCTCTCGACGGCCGATGTGGTCGTGGGGGGCGATTCCGGCACCGGCCTGAACCTCCTGTTCCAGAGCGAGCTCGGCGGGGAGGGCGCGACACTGCCCGAGGGTTTCCTGGCCCTGAAGCGCTGCTACCTCGACACCTCGCCGCGGATCACGCTGAACGTCATCTCCCCGGAAATGGCCGCTGAGCGGTGCGCCATGTACTCGACCGTGGAGTATCCCGACAGCCTGGCGCTTGAGGGGGGCGAGTTCCACCTGGCCCCGCTCTTCTCCGGCGCCGCCACGGGCAAGATGCTCTACTACAAAGAGCCCCTGATCCTGGTGAACGACGGGGACACGAACGTCGTCCTGGCCAAGTACCCCTACCTCTACCTCTACGGGGGCCTGGAGGCGCTCTATCAGTTCCTCGAAGACGACAACAACGCCGACCGCTTCGGACAGCGGTTCGGGGCGCTGCTGGACGACATCAACTCCCGCGACGCCAAGGACAGCATGTCCGGCCCGATCCAGACCGCGGCCTATCCCGGGGGCGTGGTGTGAGCCTCTCGGTCCCGATCCTTCCGGGCGAGGCCGTCCTTCGCAACTACCTGCTCGATTTGGACCGGCGCGTGGCCCTGATCGAGGGGCCGAAACAGCCCCAGCCGGCCTATCCCATGGCCTCGACGCTGATGAACACGACCAACGCGAAAATCTACGTGAATTGCGTGGTTTACGCAACGGATTTGAACGTCCTGGCGCACTCCAACGGCGCCCATTGGTACCGTGAGGACACCGGAGCCATGATCGTATGACCGCTGACTCCGCAACCTCCAGCCTCCGCGTCCGCAAGCAGGGCGCGGGGAACAACGTCAACCTGTGGGGCGACCTTCTCGACACCGCCCTTGACCTGATTGACGACGCCATTGCCGGCGTCACGTCCCTGGTGGTCACCGGCGACCATGCGCTGACGGCTACCAACTTCGTCACCGACGAGGCCCGGCGCGCGGTGATCAAGCTCACCGGCTCGCCCACGGCCAACTTCACCATCACCATCCCGTCCACGTCCAAGGTCTACCACGCCTGGAACGCCACCCCGCAGATCGCGACCTTCTCCACCGGCTCGGGCGTCGCCGCCCAGGTGCGGGGCTCGGAGATCGTCACCCTCATCTGCGACGGGACCAACGTGGTGCGCGTCCAGGGCTTCTACTTCTCCAACCAGCGGCTGCAGGGCGTCTCCGACCCCGCCAACCCGCAGGACGCCGCCACCAAGGCCTATGTGGACGCCACGGCCTTTGGGCTGAACACCGGCATCCTGCCCGGCCAGCCCGGCAATAACGGTTCGTTCCTCACCACCAACGGCACGACCGCCTCGTGGGCCCCCATCAGCGCCGCCGCCATCGGGGCTGTGGGGTCCAATGCCCCGGTGATCACCGGGGGCATGACGCAGACCGGCTCGACCAAGTTCACCACGGTCCCGATCACCGGCGTCAACGTGGACTTCTCGGCCAGCGACACGCAGTCGGCGTCCATCTCGGCCAATACGACCTTCACCTACTCCGGCTTCACCGGGAGCCAGGCGCAGTCGGTGACCTTCTGGCTCACGATCTCGGCGGGCGCCATCCCCGCCTGGCCCGCGGTCACGCGCTACGGCGGCGGCTCGCAGCCCACGCTCGGCAACGGCAAGCACATGCTGCACCTCTCCACCCCCAACGGCGGGGCCGACGTGATCCTGACCGTCGCGGCGAAGAACTGGTCGTGAGCCGAGGCCTCGCGTTCGCGCCGACCGACAGCCATCTGCTCACGGCGACGGTCAGCCCTTCCAGTGTCTCGACCAACATCGGCGGCGCCGGCACGGCCACGTCGGGAAGCGTCACGGTCACCGCCGCCAAGGGCAGCGGCGCCTATTCCTATAGCTGGTCCACGCCTTCGTTCACGGCCACGTCGCCAACCGCAGCCACCACGACCTTTTCCAAGGTGCTCACCGCCGGCCAGACCTTCAGCGGAACAGCCACCTGCACCGTCACAGACCTGGGCACGGGCGACACCTTCCCGGTCACCGTGGGCGTCAGCCTGACGAGCTCGGCCAGCCTCACGGGCAGCATCAGCGGCAACGCCTCGGGCACCGGAAGCGGCCACACCGCCATTACGGTGACCTCCAACGCGGTGACGGCTTTCGGTTCAGGGGGTACGCCGCCCTACACCTATTCCTGGTCCTCCACGACCAACGCCAACCCGATCAGCGCGGACTCGGCCAGCAGCGCCACCACCACGTTTTCTTCCTCCGTGATCCCGCAGGGCGGAACCATCGGCACGGCCACCTGCGTCATCACCGACAGCGCCGCGGCAACCGTCTCGCCCACCTGCTCCGTGGGGCTCGGAAACAACGGCTGGCCCACCCTGACGGCCTCGGGCGGCGGATCGGCCACGGGAACGGTCGCCAGCGGCACGCCCACCACGGTCACGTCCAATTCCGTCACCGCAACGCCTTCCGGCGGCCAGACGCCCTACACCTATTCCTGGTCCGCGCCCGCAGGCATCACCGTTGACGCCGCGTCCTCGGCCACCACGACGTTCTCCAAGTCGCTCGCCTCGGGCGCCAGCGCCTCGGGAACGTCAACCTGCACGGTCTCATCGGCGGACGGCCAGGTGGTGTCCACCGTCACCGCTTCGGTGAGCCTATCCAACACCTATTCCGCCCTGACAGTAGGGATTTCGCCGGGGTCGGCTAACGGCAATGGGCCAAGCGGCACCGGGCCGGTCAGCTCCAACTCTGTCACAGCCACCGCAACGGGTGGGACGGGCGGCCCCTACAGCTATTCCTGGTCGCGGACGAGCGGCTCGCCGAGCATCTTCGCCAACAGCCCCTCCAGCGCGACGACGCTGTTCACCGACAGCTTCATGAGCGCCAACACCGAGCGCATCGCGACCTTCACGGTCACGGCCGGCGACGGGGCCACATCAGCCACGGCAGACGTGATCGTTGACCTGGTGCGGGGCTCGCCGCCGTGAAGATCCCGCTCAACATCCCGCCGGGGCTCAACACCGACGACACGACCCTTGCGGCCTCTCCGGCGTGGGTGGATTGCGACAACGCCCGCTTCGTGGAAGGCCGCCCGCAGGCCAAGGGCGGCTATGAAAGCGTCGTCGGCACGCTCCTGACGGGGGTCTGCCGCTCCATCCTGTGCTGGACGGACAACTCCAAGTCCAACACCCAGAACATCGCCTTCGGGACGCACACCAACCTGCAGCTCTACCAGGGCGGCGTCCTCTACGACATCACCCCGACGAAGGCGCTTCCGGCCGTGACCTTGGGCGCCAATCCCGTGGCGACCACCAACGGCTCGCCCACCGTCGTCATCACGCAGCCCGGCCATCCCTACATCATCGGGGATTCGCAGGTGATCTCCGGGGCGTCTGCGGTCGCCACGGTGACCATCAACGGGACCTGGACGGTGACGGCGGTCACCACCAACACCTGGACCTTCACGGCGGGGTCCAACGCCAACGCCACCACGACGGGCGGGGGCTCGGCGGTTGTCGTGACGCCCCAGCGGGCCTTCGCGGCAGGCGCGGTGGACGGTACGGGGTCGGATGGCTACGGGGCAGGCGCCTGGGGCGTGGGCCCCTACGGCGAGCCCTCGGGTGCGGAATATTACCCGCGCACGGTCGCCTTGGCCCCCTACGGCCAAACCCTGATCGCCAACCCGCGCGGCCAGACGCTGTTCCAGTGGAGCAACGACACCAGCCAGCGGGCGGTCGCGATCTCGGGCGCGCCGGCCATCTGCACCTATTCGCTGGTCGCTCGGCGGTTCCTGTTCGCGCTGGGCTGCAGCCAGGAAGTGGGCGGGGCCTTCAACCCGCTCTGCATCCGCCATTCGAGCCTTGAGGACCCGACAAGCTGGACGACGGACATCACGTCGGGCTCGACCTCGCGTGAGTACATCCTGCCCGGAGGGGGCCGCATCGTCGGCGGCCGGACGCTGGGCAAGGACTTCCTCGTCTGGACCTCGCACAAGCTGTTCTACGCCTCCTACGTGGGCCAGATCGGCGAAGTCTGGACCTTCGATGAGGTGGGCGACAAGTGCGGGCTGATCGGCCCCAACGCCGCCGTCGTGCTGGGCTCCACGGCCTACTGGATCAGCCCCGACCGCCAGATCCATTCCTACACGGTAGGCGGAACGGTGCAGTCGGTCGGATGCCCGATCCGGGTTGAGTTCGCCGAGAACCTCTCCGCCAGCCAAGGTGACAAGATCGTCGCCTCGTCGGTGTCGGAGTATAACGAAATCCGCTTCGACTATCCAGATAGTCGTGACGGCCACGAGAACTCGCGCTATATTTCCGCTGACGTACAGATGCTTGCGGCGGACCCGGCGAAGGCCTGGCACAAGGGCCAGCAGCCGCGCACGGCCATGGTGGATGCGGGGCCGACCTCCAACCCCTGCGCGACGACGTTCGACGGGCATGTGTACTGGCACGAGCGGGGCAACACCGCGGACGGCGCGGCCCTGACCGGCTTTATCGAGACGGCGGATATCTACCTCGACAACAACTACACGGTCCTGACGCGGGGCTTCTGGCCCGACATCGCCCGCCAGATCGGGCCGCTGTTCTTCGACATCACCAGCCGCATCTACCCGCAAGGCCCGGTGACCACCTATCCGCAGGTTGTCGTGGCGCCGGGGCAGGCGAGAGCGGACTTCAAGGCCAAGGGCCGGCTCTTCCGCATCCGGATCTCGTGGAACTCCGCGCCGGCAGAAAACCGCATCGGAATGCCGATCTTCGACGCCAAGCTGGCGGGGATGAAATGAGCACCAAATCCATCTTCGACGCCTTCAACCGCTGCCGGGAATGGCTACTGCCCAGCCTGGAGGACGTGACGGAAGACGAGCTCCTGAACGCGCTACTCACCGGCCACGCCCAGCTTTGGGAAGGCGAGGGCGCGGCGGTCGTCACCGAATGCACCGCCAACCCGCCCAGCTTCCACCTCTACCTGGCGGGCGGGCGGCTTTCAAAGGTCATGGAGCTGCTCCCCGGCGGCTTGGCGTGGGCGAAGGTGATGGGCTGCGAGCGGGTGACGGTCAACGGGCGCAAGGGCTGGGCACGGGTCCTGCGGAAGTTCGGTTTCGAGGGTGACGACATGCTGGTGAAGGCGATCTGACGATGGGCAAGTCCTCCAAGACCTCCACCACGCAGAACACCCAGACGAACCTGACCCAGACGCCGACCAATCCGGCGTTCGTGGACCAAGGCCTGGCGGGCATCGGCGGCAAGATCAACGACCTGACCAACGCCGACCCGTACAGCTTCATCGCGGGACCCGACCCCCTGCAGACGCAGGCCGGCACCGCGGCTTCGGGCCTGACCTCGCCGCAGGGCTTCAACGACGCCGCCTCGGCGCTGCAGGCCGCGACGCAAGCCGGATCGCCGGACATCTCGTCCATGCTCTCGCGGTTCATGAACCCCTACACCGATAGCGTGGTGAACTCGTCGCTGGCCGGCTTCGACCAGAACTCGGCCCTCACCAACGCCCAGAACAAGCTGAACCTCGGCAACGATACGACCTTCGGCGGATCTGGCGCGGCGATCACCGATGCCCTGACCCACGGCCAGCAATCCCTTGCCCGCGGGCAGCTCGAAAGCGGGCTCCGCAGCCAAGGCTTCAACACCGCGCTGCAGGGCGCCACCAGCCAGGGGCAACTGGACTCGACGGCCCAGGCCCAGCGCATCGCGGCGGCGCAGGCGGCGTCCAACAACGCGGCGGCGCAAGGCAACGACGCCCGGGCGAACGTGGACACCCAAGGCCAGATCGGCCAGATGCTGCAGCAGCTTGCACAGCAGCGCGCGGCGTCGCCGCTCAGCCTCCTGAACTTCCAGACCAGCCAGTATGGCTCTCTGCCGCTCGGCCTCCTCCACGGGCAGAACACGAACGGCACAGAGAACAGCCAGGGCACGTCGAACACCAAGGTGAGCGATCCCTTGGGCTCCATCGGCTCGCTGCTCATGGGCGCCGGCGCGTTGGGGGCCTCCGGCGGCCTTGCGGGCTTCCTGCCCGGCCTCGGCGCTGTCCTGCCCGGCGCCCATAACATCTTCACCGGGGACTCCTGACCCATGGCTGGAATGATTGGTGGCATGTACGGCGGTCCCCAGGGGATCGGCGATGTCCTGTCCATCATCGGCGCGACGTTGAAGGACGCCTCCCCGGGATCGCAGGGGACCGCGCTGGAGAACGCGCGCAACCTGATCGCCCAGCGCGGGATGATGCACGCTCAGATGCAGGCCATGGGCCAGCTCAACGGCCTCTTCGGCGGCCAGCGTTCCTACCAGGACGGCCCCGCGCCGGCCCTAGCTGTGCCCGGGCCTGTGGGCGGCCCGCAGAGCCCCATCGAGGACCCGGCCGCCGCCGTGGCCCAGAGCACCGGCGCCATGGCTCCTGGGCCTGCGCCCGCGGCTCCTGCGCCGTACACCTACCAGCCGCCGCAAGTGACCTCGACCGGCCAGGCGAGCCTAAGCGACCCCAACACCCAGCGCACGCTGGCGCAGGCCGCCATGTTCATGCCCGACCAGTCGAAGTTCATCCTCGACCTGCTGGACAAGGCCCAGCCGCACATCGCCAACATCAACGGCTTTGCGATCAACGATAAGGACGGCTCCAACGTGGGCCGATACTTCCCGACGCTCGACAAGGGCCAGGCGCCCACGTTCGGGCCTGGGGGCGCGGTGTCTGGTGTCCAGAACCTCCCCGGGGCTGTGCAATCGGCCGCGGATATGGCCGGCGCGGTGTCGGGCGCCACCGAGCAGGGCAAGGCGGCCTACGACTTGGTGGACGTGCCGCAGTCGGACGGCACCTCGCGCAAGGTTCCGCGGCTGCAGGCTGTCCAGATGCTCCTGGGTCAGATCCCGCAAGTGGCCCAGCGCGGCGGCGGCCCGGGCGGCGCCGGTGGCGCTTCTGCGGGCGGCCCTCAGTTTGGCGTGTCTCAGTCACCGGCGGAAGTCGAGCTCGCCAAGGCCCGCGCCGCGACGCAGGGCAAGAACGAAACCGACATCTCGGGCGCACGCGCGGCGATGCAACAGGTGGACGATCAGACCAACATGATCGCCCAGAACCTGCACGACATGCTCGGCGAGACCCAGGACCCCAACACGGGCAAATGGGTGAAGACAAAGCCCAGCATGATTGGGCACCTATCGACCGGCTCCGCCACCGACGTGATTGAGCACGTTCCTTTCCTGAACCAGCCAGCGAAGGACCTGCAAGCGAAGATCGAGACCGTTCGCAACGGCACGTCGTTCAACTCCCTGCAGGCGATCAAGAACGCGCTTGCGGCGGCGGGGGATGGCGGCAGCGGGTCTATCCGCATGACCGATCAGACGGCGCGGATGCTCGGCGAGATCAATGGCTCGCTCAATCAGGACCAGTCGGGCCCGCAGTTCGAGGCCACCGTCCGCCGCCACCTGTCGCAACTGGACGCCCTCAACCAAGCCCGCCATGACCTGTTCGAGTCGCAGTTCCGCGGCATCCGCCCGACCACGCCCGGTCAGACGCGGCCGACAGCGAACTACAACAACCCCTCGCCGCGCGTTCCGCAGCCGGGCGCCGTCGTGAAGGGCTACAAGTTTCTGGGCGGCAACCCCGCCGATCCCAAAAGCTGGGCGCGCGCCCAATGACCGGGCCCTGGGAGGACTACGCCGCGCCTTCCGACGTGGCGGCCATGGTGACTGCAGAGGCGCAGCGCCAAGGCGTCCCGCCGGACCTTGCGCTTCGCGTCGCGACCCAGGAATCCGGCTTGCACCATGGGGCCGTCTCGCCCAAGGGCGCGGTGGGCGTGATGCAGCTGATGCCCGACACGGCGAAGGGCATGGGCGTAGATCCCAGCGACCTCCAACAGAACATCCAGGGCGGCGTGGGCTATCTCAAGCAGCAGCTCGATACCTTCGGCGATCCGCGCCTGGCGGCGGCGGCCTATAACGCCGGTCCTGGCGCTGTGAGGGCCCACGGTGGCATCCCGCCCTATCGCGAAACGCAGCACTACGTCGATACGGTCGCGCCTGCGGACAATACGCCCCCCTGGATGGACTATTCGGGGCAGGGGGCGCCGTCCCAGCCCACCGCGCCTTCCGCTCCCACCGCGGTCGCGCAACGGCTTCCCCAGGTAGCGCAGGCGGCGTCTGCCCCCCAGAAGCCCACGATTGCCCAGGATGCGGCCGCAGGGTTTATGTCCCCGTTCCAGACGCTGGGCCATGACGTGATGCAGCGGACCCGGGATCTTGCTGCCCGTTCGCAGCAGCCGCTGCCTTCGCCCATGGAAGCGTTGCGACGGACAACGGGGGACCTGGGCGATACCGGCCGGATGCTGGCGGATGGCCTGGGGCTGGCGGCTGCGCCGGTCCAAGCCGCGATCAAACCCGCCGCTCGCGCCGTGGCCGGCGTCATGCCGACGCCCTACCAGGCGCCCCAACTGACGATGCGGAATGGCCGCCCGGCGCTGACCGCTCCGCAGGCCCTTGACCCGCAGTCGGCCGCGGAGGGGCTCATCGGAACGGCCCTCTCCGGCGCCATGCCCGAAGCGCCCGGGCTGCGCGGTTCGATTGGCGCACGCAAGCCTCTGTCGCTCGAAGAGGTTCAGGGCAAGTCCGACGCCGCGTGGAAGGCTGTCGATAAGTCCGGCTATCGGTTCCCCCAAGCCGACGCGCAAGCTGTCGCGCAGGACATCAACGATCACTTCGAGGCCGAGGGCGGCGCCGACCTTTACCCGAAGGCGGCTCCCCTTGTGCGCCGGATCAGCAGCCTCGCCGAAAACAGCGACGGGCTAAGCGTCGCCCAGGTCAACCGCCTCCGCTCGCAGATCGGCAGCAAGCTGCTCGTCCCCGGGAGTGACGAGGCCGACATCGGCGGTGTGATCAAGAACAAGCTTGAGGGCTTGATTCAAAGCGCGTCCGATCCCGTCTTGGGCGAGGCGCGCGACTGGTACACGCGCCTCATGAAGATGCGCGAAGTCAGCGACAGGGCCGACAGTGCATCCCTCAAGACCCCACTCAATGGCGGGATCACCGGCCCGACGCGGACGGCGATGCGGCCGCTAGTCGATCCGAAAAGCCCCCAGCAAATCCGCAACCTGACGCCCGACGAACGCGGGGCTCTGCGGAAGCTTGCCAACGGGACGGCGGGCCAGAGCGTCACGAACACCCTTAGCCGCTTCTTCGATCCGCGCAGTCTCCTGGGCAGCACTACGAACATGCTCCTTGGCGCACTCACCGGCGGCCATGCACCCCTCGTGACGGCCCCCGCCGGTATGCTTTCGACGCTTGCGGCCAATGCCGGCACCAAGAAGTCAGTGCAGAAAGTGCTCGACCTTATGTCCCTTGGCGGAAAGGTGAGTGATCCTGTGTCGCCTATCCTCGCCCTCGCCGGGCGGCCCGCTCTGCCCATATGGTCGGGGCCCGGCCTAATAGGCGGTACCGCGCTTGCAACGCTTCCTGCTCGCTTGTCCGCTCAGCAAGTGCGCGAAAAACCTCGGCGCTGAACCACATTCCCGGGACGATGAGCGACGCCCCGAAGACGTAGACGATCACCTCGCCTGAGGCTCCGGCCTGCTTGGCAGCCCAGGCAAAACCGCAGGCGTAGACCGCCCACCAGAACACTGACCTGAAGCCAAAGCGCCGAGCCGGCTTCACGAGCGCGAATTGCGCGTCAGTCCAATCGGGCTGTTCCACCGAGCAACCCTAGCACACCCGCCCTCCGCCTCCAATCCCGAGGACAAATCCCCATGCCCACGTCTGGTAGCGTGTCCCTCAACGGGGGCCACGTCGCGATCTATCTTGTCGTTGAGAACGGCGAAACGCGCGAACTGCAGCGCATCGCCATCAACAAGTCTGACGGCACCGAGGGACTGCCGCTGGGCACGCAAGGGGCGGGGACCACCTACAACCCCCCCACCGGCGGCTCCGACGTGCTGGGCTACCTCTCGGGCATCTACGCCGCTTCCATCGACACGTCAGACCAAGGCGTCGTCATCAACGGCATCCGGGGCCGGGAATATGAGACCGTGGCCGCCTCTCAGACCGGCCAGGTGCTGGGCGCCACCGGGGCGGCGGGTGACGACCTCGACGGCGTGCTGATCGTTCCCGCCAACGTTACCGCTGGGGCGGTCAGCATCAAAGACGGCGCTGGTTCTGCCATCACGATTTTCGCCGGCGGAACGACGAGCCTCTCCAACTTGGTGCCGTTCTACGTGCCGCTCGGGCTGCGGAGCGTCGCGGGCGCCTGGTCGATCACCACGGGCGCCAGCGTCTCGGCCATCGGCATCGGGAACTTCACCTGATGACGATCCTCGCGCTTCGCCTCGGCCTCCCGCAGCTCGCCGCGCTCAGCGGGAACGCCGTCAGCACCTTCTCGCCCTCCATGGTCTCGTTCCATCGGGACGTGTCGCTGAAGTACGCCGCCGGCTCTATCACCGCCGCCCCGCGGGGGGTCATGAGCGTCTGGCTCTGCTCGCAGGGAAACTCCTCCGTCCACTCGGCGATGTACGACAACCGTAGCAACGGCCTCACCTTTGGCCAGTTCGATCCGGCCAAGGCGAACGCCGAAGCCAACGGATGGAACTACGCCATGGACGGCGGCTTTTCGGGCGGCCTGCGCCGTCTGAACATCAACGATTCCACCGGCGGGACGAACCATAGCGCGCTTGCGACCTACGGGCCGCCCGCTGTCATCAACAAGAAGATCCAGCACCACCTCTGGGCGTGGGACACCAACTATAGCGGAACCAAGCGCTCCAGCCTCTGGATTGATGGCGTCCAGGTCGCCACCGGGATCACCGATCAGGGGACCTGGAACGGCACCCTGACGAGCCCCTCCTACAGCGGCGGCGACGGCTTCTTCCTGAACCCGTTCGGCACCGGCCAGGTACGCGGCGACTTCGACTGCGCGCAGTTCTTCTTCGACACGCCGTCCTCCACGCCGCTCGACGCCTCCAACAACGCCACCTTCGACATCACCAAGTTCTACAACGCCGGGCCGGTGGACTTCGGGTCTGACGGCTCTCTCCCGCTCGGTCACCAGCCCATCATCTTCCACGACGGCGATGCGTCCACCTTCGCCACGAACAAGGGCTCGCTCGGCAACATCGCAACCGTCGTCGGCGGCACGAACGCCAACTCCAAGAAGCTGTTCGATGCGCCGAAGAACCCCGGGGCCAGTGCCGACCGGCCCTATCTGCTCTGGTGGGACCACAACGTCCCGGGCTCCCAGCCCACGACCGCGATCACCGAGAGCAGCGGAACCTACTCGTCCTTCACCAATGACGGCCAGCCGGTCGTGGCGGGCGATCTCCTGGTGGCGCTCATCAAGTTCAGCTCCGGGTCGGGCACCGCGCGCCTGCCGTCCATCACCGGCTGGACCCTCGTTCCCAATTCCCGGCAGTCCCTGGGCCTGGGGGACTTCGCGGCCTTCTACAAGGTCGTGGGCGCCGGAGACACCGGGCTCCTGGCTAACCCGGGGTCTGAGTGGTCCACGGGTCCCACGATGACCTGGACGACCAAGGGCGCCCTGATCAGCGCCTCCATCGTCTTCCTGAACTACCGCAGCGACACGGGCACGTCCCCGGCCATTCAGGACAGCGCGTGCTCCAGCAGCTCGGCCAGCCCGGCGAGCGGCTTCGTCTGCCCGGCCGTCACGTCGGGATCGGCGCTTTCGCTCCTGGTCAATGCGGTAGCGGTGTTCGATTGGGCGAACGAAGGCACACCCTCCCCGCCGGCCTCTTCGCGCATCCGCCACAAGCGCGGTGACGACGCGATGAGTGGCCCGTTCCCCTATGTGGTGGACGAGAAGGTCAACGCCACGGGAACGACGGGCACGCGAACGTTCGGCGTCTCGGGCGCCACGGGTAACCCCAATGCCATGCTGAGCTTCATACTCCAGTGAAGCTCCGTCTGAAGGGGCACGCCCCGATCCTGAGCCCACCGCCGCCCCCGCCTCCACCTCCGGCGGGTGGGAGCTATCCCGCCGCGGTGATCGCCGCCGACACGGCGCTGGGCGGGACCACCATGCGGGGCGTCTGGGACCTTTACACGACCGCCGGATGCCGCGTGGCGCAGGCGTCGCTTACGCCCATCGCCTCGGCCACGGTCCCCGGCACGGTGACGCGCGCGGCTGGGGCTGTGACTGTCAACGGAGCGTGGACCGGCTCCAACATCGACTTCGGCGGTTCCGGCATCTTCTGCCTGAACGGGACCGTGCTGGACCTGACGGACTGCTCCATCCCGGCGTCTTCGAGTATGCGATTCTGGCTCGGAGAGACCGCCGGGGCGAGCCCCTCTGGCTCGGCCGCCGCCAGCCTGCACTACGTCACCATCGACATGACGAACGGGGACACCACGGGCGGCCACGCCCTGATAACGGGCCTGAACGCCTCGCAACTCACCGTCGCCAACTCCAAGATCCTCAACTCGCCGCGGGCGCTGATTGATTGGGGAACGACTACTTCTCTGGCGTTGACGATGACCGACACGGTGTTAGGCGCGTTCGCCACGAACACCGCGACCGGCGACCACACCGAATCCATCCAGTTCCTGGGCGGGACAGGGACCTTTACCCGCGTGCTGATCGACCCGGGCTATGGATTGCCGCAAGTCCCCGCAGCGGCGACGGGCCCGATCTTCTTTGAGGCCACCAGTGCGACGGTCAACGTGACGCTGACCAACTGCATCATCCTTTGCCCGTCGAGCGCCGGCATCTACACGTTCCAGTGCAAGGCCAACAACAACAACGTCAATGTGACCCTGACCAACTGCATCCTGCAGAAGGGGTCCTCAGGCTATCATGACCTGACGCACGTCGGGGCCAACGTGGTGACGGTCACGAACGGCGGCGGGAATTACGACTTCGACACCGCTCTGCCGATCCTGTCGGGGCTCTGACGCCGCCGAAGGACGGCCCCTATGCCGCCGAAGCCCATGAGCATAAGGCCCCAGGTCTCCGGCTCCGGAAGGCCCCGAGTGGTGGTCGTGTCGGCTAGCTGGACGGTGAAGACCGCAGGGCCGGCGGCGCTGTCACCCGAGAAGATGTAGAACCCATAGCTGTCGCCCGTGCGGACGCTGATCGTGAAGTGACCAGTCTGGTGAACGAACGGCTGGAGGTTCGGGGCGCTGAACCGGGTTTCAGTGCCGTTCAGGATGACGCCCGCCACGTCGAAGTTGGAGTTGGCGTCGTCCTCGGTGAAATAGTCGAAATTGTAGGAAAGGATTTGGTTGGAGAGCGCCGTGGCGGTGAGTGTCACGGTGTTCGGATCGACCACGGGTGAGGGGTCGAACAAGTCGGGCCCGGTGATGACGAAGCCGCCGGGGATCGCCTGGGCCGTGCCGTTGCCGTTGAGATCGGCGCAACCGATCGAGAGCGGAAGACCGGGAAATTCCTGCCGGCAATTGTCGTGCGTGGTGTTGGTGAGAACGAAGGTATCGGCCTTGGCGGCACCCGCCAGAGAGACCGCAGACGCCGCGCACAGGGCGGCAATAGCTACGCTACGCATCTCGTCATCACTCCCCAGCGATCAAGCCAGGCAGGCAGCGCCCCCTAAGGCGCGGTGTCAAGCATCCACACGCATAGCGCGACTCCGCCGAGCCCTTTTTTCAGACGCCCCCATGACCAAGAGGACGCCATGATGCGTGAAAGCCGTGAGCAGTGAACGTCGAGGGTTCCCCTCGGAGCGGGCCAAGCGGTTCGCCCAAACGCTCGCCGGAGCCTCGGAGCTTCGCGCCCGTGGAAATTGACCCGATCACCACTGACGACCCATCCAACCACGATCTGCTGAAGCTGATCGTGCAGGTCCATGAGTGCGTCGAGGACGGCAAGCGCGTCACAAAACGCGCCGTCGCCAGGGTCGCGGCGAAGGCAGAGGCGGCGCGGATTGAGGCGGCTGCGGGCCGCAGGGACGTGACGGCGATCAAATCCGCCCTGGGTCTTACCGAGGGGCGCAAGGAGGTCGCGGCTCTCTCCAGCCCACGGAAAGCCTTCCTGCGTAACGTATGGGCTACCGCGACGGCCATGGGCGGCCTGATCCTGCTCTACCGCTTCGCCATCGCCATCGGACCGGGTGTCTGGACCTTCCTTCAGAACCTCAACCACGTGATCCTGACAGGGAAGTTCTGAATGCTGATTTCCGCAATAAGACCGATACCCGACGCCGCCTTCTCCTTCGTCCAGGCGCATGAGGGGTGCCGGCTCACCGCCTACCTCGACAGCGCAGGCGTTCCGACCGTGGGCTATGGCCACGCCGGAGTCGCGGTCCACCTCGGCCAGACGATCACCCAGGACCAGGCCGACGACTACCTGCGGCAAGACCTGGCGACCGCCGCCCAACGGCTGGAGAGCGCGGTCGGAGAGGCGTGCGTCACCGAGCTGACGGCCAACCAATACGCCGCCCTGCTGTCCTTCGTCTTCAACGTCGGGATCGACCCGAAGTGGCGCATCTGCCAGCTCCTCAAGGCGCAGAAGTTCGATCAGATCCCCGCCGAGTTGATGCGGTTTGTGAACGCCGGCGGGAAGAAGCTCCAGGGCCTCGTGAACCGCCGGGCCGACGAGGTGAAGCTGTGGTCCACGGATGAGCCCGGCTCGGTGCCTGTGGACCCGTCCAGCGCCTATAGCCGGACGGTGGACACCCCGCCCACGGCGAGCGCGGCGGCCAGCAATCCGCTGCTGAAGACCTGGCACTACGTCCTCGGCCTGGGCTCAATGGGCGCCAGCGTGGCGGCCGAGAATGCGCCCAAGGTCAAAGGCGTCATCGACCGCACGTCAGACGCCATAGCGCCTTACGCGGGGCACTCCGCGGTCGTGCAGGGCATCTCTGACCATCTGGCGCTTGTGGCGGCCTGCATGGCGGCCCTGACCGTTGGGGCCATGGTCATCTCCCACCAGAAGGCAAAAACCTCATGAGCGGCGAAAATGTAATCCACCTTTCGTTCAAGTCGCCCCATGTCGATGAGGACGAACGCGCGCTGTTGGCCTGCAAGAACTGTCGCAACAATACGTTCAGGCTCGTGCTCGACAAGCTAGACACCTTCCCCCTGATGCAGTGCTGCGCTTGCGATGCGCACATGGGGCGGATGGGCTGGGCGCACGATGATGACCCACTTCTGCAAGGCGGGGGTGTCGCGTCGTGATCGACTTCCTCTGCGGCGTCGGCGCGACGCTGGGCGCCCTCTACCTCTACCACCACTTCAGCGGGAGCACCCCCCTGATGACGTTCCTCACAACCCTAGAAGGAAGGATCAAGACCATGCTGACCGATGCCCTGAACGAACTGAAAGCCGCTGCGGACGCCGACAAGGCCAAGGCGGTTGCGGAAGCTGAAGCCAAGGCCGCTGGCGCTGCTCAGGCGCAGGAAGTCGCCGATGAGCAGACTGTGCGGGACTTCACGGCCGCGAACTTCCCGCAAGGCTGATGCTCGCCGGCATCGTCGCCTTCGCCAGAACCCCGCTGGGACGCAATGTCCTGGCGGGACTGGCTGTGATCCTGCTCCTGCTCTCCATCTACGGAGCCGGACAGCACAAGGGGGCTGAGCACGTCCGCAAGGCCGATGAAAAGGCCCTCGTCAAAGCCAAGGCCGATGTCTCAGCCCATGAAGCAACAGCAGCAGGGATAAGCTCTAGGGCTTCAACGGAGTTGGCCGGGGAGCGTGTGCGTATCGAGACCCGCACCAAGACCCTCATCCAGAAGGTACCCGTCTATGTCGATGCGAAGGCTGATGCTGCTTGCACTGTCGGGACTGGCTTTGTCAGCATGTTCAACGCAGCAGCAAGTGGTGAAGCAGCGCTTCCCCGACCCCCCGGTGGATCTGGGGGTCCCCCTTCGGGAGTTCCGCTCTCTGCCATCCTCTCCACAACCGTCGAAGACTTCGGGGTCGCCTACGACTGGCGGGCCGAAGCGCTGAAGTGGCGGGCGTGGTACCGCGCGCAAAGTGAGGCGTGGTCGAAGCCCTAACCCTACCACACTTGGGTGAAGAAGACAGGCTCGGTCTTCATGGTTCTTCCCGGGACCACGCCCGTTCGACCTGAGGGCCTAGGCCGTCGCTCTCGCCGTTACTCGACTGACGGCGACTGCGGCTGGCAGCGGGCGCCAATGAGAGGTTCGACGCTCGAAACGTGGCCATCCTGCTCCGACAAGCCCATCTCTGAGCAACTTCCTTGCAAAGGTCTCTGGCCTTACCCCTGGAAAGTCCTGATCCCTGAATTGCATCAAGGCTGCATATTCTTCTGCTGAGATGGTGAGGAGGAGCTGGCGGGGTTGGTCTTCTGGGCCTTTGAGCATGGGTTCCTCCAGACGATTTCACCTTGCCAGCTTATAGCGGGAAGCCGGTTTGAGTGCGTCCCGGGATTTGAGGCTGGCGTTCAGTGGTGTCCTGCGCCGACGGCGGAGGGCTAGTGTACGGCACCCGGCGGTTCGACCTTCGTCACGCGCCCAGCAGCTATAGCCTCCGCGATCAGTTCCGCATCCGTCTTTGGCGGGGCCTCGCGGGCCGGTCGCGCGCGCTCGCAGATCAGGTAGGAGCCGGGCGTCGTGGCGTTGCCGCGGTCGAGAATGCGAATGAAGTCCTTCTTTTCCAGAGCGCCCAGATGCGCCCACATGCCGCCAGCCTTTTCGCCCGAGACCTTGGCGATCCGGCCCTGCGAAATCACTGCTCGCCATTGAGCGTCCGCCGCACTCAGGATTGCCCGGAAGACGTTGCCCTGCTTCTCGGTGAGCGCGTCTCCAGGCCGGGTGTACGAAAGCGGGCCGGGCAGGCGAGTAGGTGGGGCTGGCTTGAGTGCGGCCTGCGCTGACTTGGAGAGCTGAGCGATCAGATTGTCCGGCAGCACCTCCGGCTCAGGCTTGATCGGGGGGGCCATCGGTGCAGGTTCGGGCGGCGGCTCTGTGACCTCGACGACAGGCGCTGCTGCCTCCTGCTCCGGCAACATGCCCCGCGCGCGATAGTCTTCCGCTACAGCGTCCCAGCGTTCATTGATCGGGCCGCCAGGCTCGTACATCGCCGCCTTTTCGAGGTGTTCCAGAGCAGCGACGACCTGCTGGGCCTCCGACACGCATAGCTCGGCCGTGCGGCACTGCTCGATGGCATCCTCCAGCCAGTCGCGTTTCTGGCGCAGATCGTCCTTCATGCGCTTGATCGCCCAAGGCACGAACTCACCCGCGCAGGCGTGTTCGTCTAGCTCCAGTTCCTCGACACGCCGGGCCAGAAGCTCAACGTCCGCCCGGCCAAGATCCTTCACCTGCTCCAGCGAGCCCATAACGGTCGCGTGGATCAAGTCGCGAAGTCGGCGGCGTGGGTCGGGCGGGTTAGACACTCGGGCTTCGGCCCTCTCGGGCGCTCCTTGGGCGGTTAGACAATTTTCGCGTTGAAAAGCTTCGGCTGTGTCCGTCCCCTAGGGACTGCCAC